GGCTCTTTCACGATATTTACCGTGTCGCCAAAATTTTCAATCTCTCCAGCGTAATCAGTGTTAGTAATATCTTCAACAACTGATGCACGTCTGAAAAACTTTTGAACCTTTTGACTATAAACTGCTGGTACCCAATTACCCGAAGGTAAGTTGACGTAACCTGCAGCATTTGACATTGTAGCCATGTGTTAGCCTCCAATTTATTATTATTGTTAAGGTTGGATTCTACCTTCTCGTACAGCTTTATCGATATCTTCTTCATACTTCGCATACTCACGAACACTCATCTTAGAAATTGCAGCATTAGACCAGATTTTCTTTGTAGGAATATCTAGAGCCTCTGCCTTTTTAGTTTTAGATACAGCTTTAGCAGCTTCCTTCTTAATTTCTTTTTCCTGTTTATTGGAATACTTTCCAAGACCTTTATCCATTTTATACAAATCAATGGCTCTTGCCGCTAAATTTGCATTGCTTGTATTTTCATACAACCAGTCCTGGATAACTGGATCTTGTTTCGCAGCCCATTCATGAAACTCATCTTTTGAACGAATTTCACTAAAATCAGGATGAGACTTAAGAAGTTCCACTTCTGCTTTTTCTTTCGCTATTTGTTCCTGTTGAACTTGAAGATTTTGATACTTAGTCTCCATCTCTTGTGCTCTACTATCCGCTTTATTTATAGCAATGGTTTCTACCATTTCATAAACATCGGGATATTCCTTTCTCCAAGATTCTAATTCATCTTTAGATTTAGGTGGAACAAAGTGCTTTGATGTTTGCTCAAGTTGAGTTCTTAAAGTACGAACTTCATCTTTATGCTTTCCGAGTGTAGAATCATAGTGTCTTTTCAAATCGTCATAACGTTTCTTAAAGACTCTATCTTCGGCATTTTCAGGGCGTTCAGTTGAAGGAGTTGCTTTGTCATCTGAGCTTGCAATTTCTTTAGATGCTTCTGTGTCCTTTTGAACGGTTGCTGTCTCTGCTTTCTCTCTGTGAAACTTCTCTAATTCACCTTTGGCAAATGCTTCAATTTCAGGATCACTTTCGTCATCATGTTTTTTATAAGGATTTGCTTTGGGTTTTTTGACAAGTTTCGGTTTAGGGGCTTCAGCTTCTTGCGAAACTGTAGCTTCCTTTTCTTCTGTTTCCATTATATTTTCCTCTTTGGTTGAGTGCCTTATGGATAAGGGTAGCTCACTTCCATAATTTGTGGGTTGATACTAGACTAACTCCTGAGTTATATCTACACCTGAATCATCTCTTTCTGGTAATGGTGGTTCTGATCGAGCCATCATACCTGATGATTGTGGTGCTGTATCAAGTGGCACATTTGTGTTATCCATCTGTGTACTGGATAAATCTGTTAAAAAATTTTGTACAGCTTCATCTTCATTACTTCCACCATAATTTTTCATTGCATAATTTTTTACTATAGAAATTGGTAGAACTAAGTTTTCTTCACCAGTTCCTGCCTGGGATAATATTTCCCCAAGTTTAGGATCTAATTTAGTTAAAACGCTAATAACAGATGGAGATGAGACTGTACTTAAGATAGTCATATCTTCATCTGTTAATGGTCCTGCTGCAGTTGCTGTTCTTTCTTGAACTACTGGAGCAGTTCTTGTAGGTTGTGTAGCTCTTGTAGGTTGTGTAGGTTGTGTAGGTTGTTTAGGGACCATTCCACTCATATCTGGAACATTAAGATTAGACGCTCCTTGATTCATTAATCCTGTTGTTGTTACTTGTCCTCTGCTATCTATTGCCATTACATTAAACTTCTTGTACTATGAGTTGGTGCTCCTCCCCGACTACTTTGATTATTACCAGTACTTTGATTATCACCATTATCACTTGGTGTCTGATCAGTACTTCCTGTATGATCTATAGGAGAAATCGGATTGCCTGTATCTTTTTCTTCTTTCCAATCTGCACGTGCGTCATTGGCAGTTTTTCCTGCTGCTTTATAATCTTTAATCATATTTGATCTTCTTGAATAAGATCCAATTGTATTATAATTCCCTGCACCAGAAACTATATTAAAACCAGCATCATCTTTTCGTGGATCACCTGTTGGGTTGCCTTGTGTAGCTGCTGTTGAACCATATTGTACCATAAGTCCAACTTCTTTTTCATAAAGACCAGCAACTCCTGCATAATTTCTGTTTGCACCTGGTCTGTATGTTTCACTGATTGCTCTTATTGCCTCCATACCTGGAGTAATAATTTTTTCACCTATAAACTCTTTAGTTTTTGTAAGTCTTTTACCTAAATTAACACCAAGTGGTGAAGTTTTAATCTTTTCCCATTGGTTTAATAGAGTATCTTTTGTTTTTTTTAATCCATGGGGAATTCCAATATCAATTGGATGTAAGGCTCTTTGATAATGTTGAAATGTGGGAAATCTCATTTGAAGATCATCAGAATTACTCCAAGTTTCAAATTCTCTGTTCATTTCAGCTCGTTCTTCAGTTAGTTTTGCAACCAAACCTTCAGGTTTCTTTTTTGGAAGTATAACTCCTGCTTCCCCTACACTTTTAGCATAATTACTTGTATCTTTTTCTGATACTAATGGAAGAGAAGCAGTTTGACCATTCCTTTCACCTTGACCTTCAGTCGAAAATAAAGGAGTTACATTACCAAAAGCCTGAGTTGTTTGGGCTGCAGTATTAGTTCCTGTTGTAGTTCCTGAAGTAGTTTTTGTTGTTGTTCCAGCTTTAGGCAAAGCAGTAAAATTATAAGTTATTCCTGTATAGGTATGGTCTTCATCAACCATAGAATAAGTTCCTGTTGTTGCATCAAACTTTAAAACTTGTTTTGTTGATCCATATCTATTTGGATTCCAATTTACTGTTGCTGCCATAATTTATCCTAATTTATCCTTCCTACTTTGTTTAAGGGCGTTGTCTAGTGTCAGGAGTTGCCTGAGCAAAGCCAGCTTCCCCTGGCAGCGGAACATTGCCCGTTCCGATGTTGCCACCTCCAGCTCCTGTATTATCTGTTGGCGAAGCTCCTGCAGGTGCTTGCATAGCAGGTCCCATTTGAGCTTGTCCTCCAGCAGCGGCTGTATTAGTTTGATTTCCATTTACCATCCCCATTATTTGTGCAAAAATTGCTGCCCGATCTGGATCATTAATTATTTGTTCAGGATCGATGTCCAACGATTTTGCAACTTCTTTTAGTATTGTATGCCATTTAACAAATGGTGCTAATGAAGGATTAGCCGCAGTTTGCATAAACGTCATAAGTCTTTGTGATCGTACTTCCTTTTGCATTAAAGAAGATGTTCCTCTTGCTTTAATTTCCAGATCACCTTTTATTTCGGGTCTATCATCATTGAACTGCATATTCCAGTAGAATAATGTTTTCCCCAGGGGCTTTAATAAATAGTCATCAATATTTTTAATAACTGTTTTAATACTTAAAGCTGCAGCTCCCATTAACATGGACATTCCTGCTGCAGTTCGTGTTGTTGATTGTATTCCTGTTGTTCCATGTGAATAAGATGGAATACCCGTTGCCTCATCGGCTAACTGTCTGAACCGATCAAACATCATCATATTTTCATTAGTGGTACTTGGAAATTTTAATCCATGAATTGCCTGTCCTGGCTGACCACTTTGTCTTCTAAATATTTTTCCAGGAAATACTTTCATATCCTGTCCTGGTACCAGTAAAGTTTCATCAATATCAAAAACTAAATTTCCTGATAGTGCCAAATTATCAATAGCCATTCTTGCATGGCCATTCATAATTTGCTGGGAATCTTCCATATTTTCTGGAACACCAATTCCAAAAAACTGATAGGGATTAAGTTCGTAAGGACATACCATGTAAGGAAGTCGTTTTGGTGTAAATGGATTTTCAGTTAATCTTAAAACCTTATCACCACAAATCCATGCATTAACCGAAACAACATCTAAATCATCATCATAGTCAAGACCAATTTCTTTTGCAATCCTTTTATCCAGTAAGCCCCAATATTCTAAAACTTCAAATCTACTTTTATATAAAGATTCAAGATTTTCCCTGTTGTATAAAGATGATTCGTATCCCCGTGCCTGATAGTTTGCCCCCATTTCCAGACATGACCGAATAGCATCTTCCCTGAATAAAGGACGTTTAATTAAATTTGCAAACTGCTGCCTGTTAAAAGAATGACGCTGAATAACATATTCTGCATCAGTCATATTGGTACAATTAGGATCAGAATAAAAATCCCAACAGGATACTGCTTCCAGTTTTGGAACAGTTTTTATCTTTGCAATATAAGCCTCTGTCCCAGTCTCTTCATCTTTCTTCCAATTATGATAAACTTTATCTTCATTGAAAGGCCCTTTTAAAATTCCTGTTCCTAAAAGACACATTTCAAAAAAGAGATGTCTTAATATTTTAATAGCTTCCGTTTCCTCTAACTGATCATGAAGTACTTTCTGTAATTTTTCAGCTGCTATTCTTGCAGGTTCAATCTGAGGCATTGATCTTGAATCAGGAGCAGGACCTTCATCTAATCCAATTGATCTGTATTCTTGAGCTAAGTTTTCCATGAGCATATCTGCAGTTGCTCCTTTTGGAATCTGTTGACCATCTCCAGGGAATCCGTAAGGATTTGGTAAATCCCCATTAGCTGCTGCCCCGTTAGCCTGTTGCATTTGTTGAGGTTTTAAATGAGCATACTCCGCCATTTCTTCAGGTACAGGAGTTGGTTCAACTCCAATTGGAAATTTTCCTGAACCAAATAAAACTTCTATAATCTGCCCGAATGCAGCAAGAACTTTTGTTTTTGTAATCTTAACAAAGACTTTAGATTTTTCACTATCACGAAAAGCGGTTTCAGGACCATAAAGTCCACGATAGTTACGGTAAGCTGTCAGCCATCTTTTCTCGTCATAGATACGAGAAGTTTCAGATTGCTGAAATTTACTTCGTATATATCCTATTAAAGGATTATGCTCCTCTGTGTAAGGTTTCTTTGCCATTTATTTCTTTTTTTTAAATTGTCCTGTAGGCTCTGTAATAGTACCTGCTTTTATTGCGTCCAACTCATGCTGTGTTAATGTAGGATTATCAGTTATTGTTCGTATTGTATCTAAATCATAATCTTTAAATCCTGCTGCTTTAGAAAGATTAAGAACTGATTGATTTACATCTGCAACAAGCACACGATCAGCTTTAGCTCTCATCGTATCACGATCATTTCCAGGTTTTCTTTTTTGCCTGTCTACCGCATCTGTTAAAGCCATGACTAGTAATCTCTTTCTTCTGCTTTTGTAAAAATAGATTTATCCACTTTTTCTTTCTTACCTGGTCTATCATTAGAATCATTTCCTAAATCACCCTTGGTAATTTTCTTGTTTGGATCTATCTCTAATCCTTCACGATAAAGTTTTCCATCAGGAACATCAGACAGGTCTCCCTGTTTAATCTTTCCTTTATAGATCTCATTACCTGCAGGATATTTATATCCATATGGCATATTTGTTTCTCCTTATTGTTTATATTTTGGTTTTTCTGATTTATTTAAATACTCTTTTACTTTTGATGCAGTGTATTTCATTCCACTCCATATATTCTTAGCCTTTTTAATTGTTCCAGAAATACTGGTTGCTTTGTATAAATCACTTTCAGTAAAAGGTATCTTCTTTTTATACTCTTTTGTAATCCACGCTTTGGATTCTGGTGAAAAGAATTCACCACTTTTCTCAACAACTTCTAAATTCTTTTTAAATCGTTTTATATTTAATGGTTTCTTTTTTGGTAGTATGGGTTTATCCACCATAACTAATACTTCCCTTTATCAGCTTTTTGCAGTAAGAGATTCTGAACATGTTCAGAACCTGATTTAGTAACATACTCCCCACCTTTATACAAAGAACCTTCTTCAGATGCTAAGTAATTTTTGGACTTGCCTTTACGAGGTGCATGTTTATCAAAGTCAATATTAGTTGGTGCCTGATTTGGCTGTTTGCCGTCAGGAGCCGAACCTAAATCACCTTGTTTAACTTTTGCTTTTGGATCGAAATTCATTTCCATTAGTATTCTCCTTCATCAAGATCAGAATCATCTGTTTTCTCTTCGAGTTCTATTAATAAGTTTTCTTCTTCTTCATGTAGATCTCGGATATCTTCAATGACATCTTGAATTGTTCTATTTTTCTTTTTCTTTTTTGCCATGGGTTCTCCAGTTTTATAGTTTTATTTTTTTTATTGATAGTATATTTTTAGTTGGTATCGTAGTATATGATCCTCCTTGTTTAATTTCTTTATTTTCTTCAAAACTTAAATCTGCCATAACAACTGTCGTAGTATTATTCCTTTCAATTAACCATCCAACACTACTGCAAACAGCTGTTTTGGATTTTTTTATTTCTGAAATATATGACCATTCAGAGCACGATACTATATCTTCCCATGTTATTAAAACAAGATCATAGGGAAAATTTTTATGGTTAATTTCAGGAAGTTTTTTTATTCGTTTTTTTGACACCTTTATCAATACCCAAATATTCTATCTGACATTTCCTGCATAGGTTTTATAGGACGCTTAAATCTCTCTGCATATTTTGTATGCATAGGACGACTCATGCATCCATATCGTAAAGCATCATAAGCATGATCTTCTGCATCCGTATTTATATCCTCAGGATTATTTTCATCTAGGGGTAAAAGAGGAAAAGTTCTTATTAAATTTCTGCATGTAGAAAAGAATCTTAAACCTGGCTCTTTCTTTTTATCATCGCTAAGTTTCAACCGTTTATGAATTTCTAGTTTTCCACTTATACGACTTCTTGGTGTTCTATCCGAAGGTCGCCACTGGCAACCTACCTGAATCATTGTCTCTGCAATACTAGGTCCTATGTCTCCACGTCTTGACCAAGTACTAGAATCTAAAACTCCATAACGAATATACTCATCCTTTTCTAACATCAATACTTTTCGTGCAAATACATCTGCTGTTATTTTCTTTGTGTAAAGTTCCCTATAAATCCAAAGATGATTATCATAATCAATAGCAAACCATAAGCAACAAGCAGGAGAAGCATAACCCCAGTCTGCAGCACGAAATTTCTGCCAACCTTTAGGAACTTCAAAAGGATCAACAACATGTACCGACTTATTAAATTCAGGAAATGAAGAATCTTCAAATGCATCCCAGTCTCCATCTAAAAATTGTTTACGCTGTACTTCAGGTAATGAAGCCAGCATAACATAATAATCCTCTGTCTGAGTTAAATAGGGATTATCCTGAAGTTTTGCAGGAATAAATCTTCGTGTAATTACCTTTAGGCCACCTGGTGTATCAATATTAATATCAAAGGCTGTATTTGGCACAGCAGGATCCACGAACATCTCCCGTACCCATTGTGAACCAATGTTTCCTGGATTACCTGTAGATCTCATATAAACAGGAATCTCTGTATCGACTGATCGTAAAGATGATCTTAAAAAATTATATATATCTGGCGAAGGATATTGTGGTAGTTCGTCTACGCCTATCCATGTGTAAGATTGCCCTTGGTAACGTAAAGCGTCTGTCATGTTCTCTGCGTACCCGAACTCTATCTTTGCTCCTGAAGGGAATCTCCACTCTTTTTCTTGCTCTCTCCATTTAGCTCCTGGATATGCCTTTGAGTATAACCGTTGGGAATGATTAATTAAATCCCGTAACTCAGGCATTGTCCTTCTGAGAAGAAGTGCTCTATGTGATTCTTTGTGGCAGTATCGTAAAGGATCAACCAACATCGCATAGGACTTGCCTCCTCCCCGTGCTCCCCCATAAAAAACCTCCCGTTCTGCTGAGGCTAGAAACTCTGTCTGTGGTCCTGTGTTAGGTTGAAAGACAACATCTTGTTTTGCAATATGTTGCTTTACACTAGAAGAAGCTGTATCAATTATATTTTGTTCTATAATCTGAGTTTCTTTTCCATTTAAAGCCGCATTAATTGTTTTATATTTTCCCTTTAGGGAATCTGCGGATCTCTTTGCTGATCTTAAACTTTGTTCTGCAGTTGCAACTTTCTGCCTAGACCTACTGAGAATCTCCTGAACCGACTTCCTGGCTTTCGTCTTGGCTTTCCTCTTCGGCTTTGGTGGCTGTACTACTGTTAATTCTTTTTCTAAGTCCGACATGGGAGATATATCTTCCTGTTTTTCTGTGCAGCCATTCTGCAACTTCTCGGTATGAACATGTTTCTAAATATTTCTTAGCTTTATCTAAAGCTTCTATTTCTGAAGGAACTGATTCTAGAAGTCCCTTATTTTCACTGGATTTAAATCCAAAGGGAATGACTCTAGCTAACTTCCTTATTTTCATCAATTACTTTTCTAATTTTATCCTTTGCAGGCAGTATAAATAATCCATGAACTGCCTTCATATTAATATCAATCTTTTCCTTCTTGGCAATTCCAATTCTGTCTAGTATCTGTTTAGCTGCTTCCATTCTAATATTAGCATGAGGTGTTGTTCCATCCTCGTCAAGCATGTCCACCATCTTAGTAGCTGCCTTTGCTGAATGAGTTGCTAAATAACTTTCTGCACGGGATACAATTTCTGATTTTAGGTTCCTAAGAACCTTTGGGTACGAATGCTCGGAATATCCTGCTAGCTCCCCAGCCTTTTTTGGAATGCCTTTGGCTTCCCCGAACAATGCGTCTAGAAACTTTTCCTGTGAAGCGGTCAAGCTTTTTTTTGGAGTCTTGATTATAGTAGAATCCATGCTTTGCATTTACAATTTCCATTATTTCCCTGAAGGGAATATCTTTTATT